ATTACCCGAGCCTTCTTTATAACTAAAGAGTTTCGTACCTCTAAAGTTGTTTGCAGGATAAACAGTTGTATTAGAATAACTGTTACCATCTGCATCAAATATGTCAAACACTGGAGGCTGATTTACTGCTGTCTTTTCTTGAGCTCTATTCCATGTATTACCATCATAATACCACATGGAACCTGCAAAGGATTCACCTTTTGTTATTAATACATTTTCTCCTGGCAACGGATCGCTGTCAGCTGTTTCAACTAGACTTATTTGGCCGTCGGTACCACTACCAGTAAATTGTAAGAATCTTACTTCAAAAATCTTACCGTTAACCAATGGGTCTGTATCATTAAGGAATAATATTCTCATCCCTTGAACAAGTTGTACACTGTCAATATTATAACCTAAACTGCCTTCTATTGTACTAAACGCATCAGTAGTGTAATCATCAATTAAGTCAACTACTTGTTTTGTTTTTGTACCGAAGTTATAAAGTTTTAATCCGTCTTTAAATTCTATAATTGGTCTATTAGCACGTTGGCTTTGATCAATGTCAAGAACTAAGTTATTAATTTTAGATGATAATTCTATAACATCTTTATGAAACCATCTATTATATCTTGACCAAAAGTTTCCGTCTGGACTAGAACGATTAATAGTAATGTAATCTTTGTCTCTCGGATATCCTGTAGCAGAACTAAATGGCAAGCTATCAAACCCGTCAATACCGTCATCAAATGGTATTACTAAATCAATACCAACCGGAAATGATACTTCTACATCAATGTCAGATACTAACTTAATACTATCACCAACACCTTCTACATACCATTCTGAATTTGCATATTTTTCAGGTGTAACATCGCCACTAAATCTAACTTTTAGTCCATTTGTTAAACTCCAGCCATCTCTAGTTTGGTAATATTTTTTACCAACAATTTCAGTTGCAACATCAATTAAGGTTGCTTCGTCTTGATTAGCAACTTTAATCAATCCACCAATATTAATATCGTTGTCTGCAACATACCATATTTCGTTAGGTGTTCCTGGACCTAATAATAATTCAATAACTCCATTTTCTACAACTTGTTGAGAAACTTCAGTAGTTAATAAAAATTCATCATCTAACGTTCTTGCTGATCTAAACGTAAACGGAAGTCCTGGTGTATTGATTTCAAATCTATAAGTTACACCTCTGTATAATTTTAATGTAGGATTATTTGTTGCGCCATCTGGAGTGAACACATATGAATAATCTCCAAGTGCATTTTGCAACGCAACCGTATATGTGCTTGTAATCTCTTTAGCTTCGCCAGGAACAATAACTGTTTGCGGTCCGGTAGGAAGCCAATAATACTCACGGAAGTTTGTAAACATGTCCCAATTGATATTTGGATTCCATGCATAAAATTCTTGTTTATTATTTCTGCTATGATTACTATTATTGCCGCCAAAGTTTTCTATTTGATGGACATAGTCCATATAGTCTCTAAGGAATTCTGTATTACCTAAATTGTCTTTAACAACACTAACTGGCTCTAATTGATAATTAGTTCTATCTGTTGTTACATCTTCAAGATAAAAGTCGCTAGTAGCATTATATGCTTTAGCTGTTTTTCTACCTACAAACGAATTAACCTTTTCCGATACGCCAGGTTGTAATAATTGGTCTAGCGTAGACTGTAAAAATTTAGTATTTTTATCAGTTCTAAAATATTTAGGTAAGTGTCTAGCACTCTCTCTACGCTGCGGCGTTTCACCCGGAAGCGGATATTCATTTTGTTTGTTATCGTCAGCCATTACTATTAATACCCTTTGTTAATACGTGTTGCTGCATCGCTAAAGTTTGTACTTTGGATGCCAGCGTTAACCGTTCTTGATTGAGTTATTACTTCTCCCGAAGCTTTCAATCTTGATGCTGTTATAGCATCAATAATTTCTACATCGTCTACACTTGCTCCGCTAATGAATATTTCATCAGCTTCTGATTTAATTTCGTACAGGCTACCAAATGATTGATTTTCTTGTATCGGAACTATTATAAATGATGATATATCTGGAGCAAGATTATTAATAACATACCCAGACAATTCTGAGAAGTAAAAAGTTTCGCCAAAGTCCCAGTTGTCTAATGCAAAAAACTGATTAATTGCTGTAATTACTCGTGTTTTAATATCATTGTCATTTAAGACTTTATCTGCATTCTTAACAATTTTAAATTTAGCTTTCAATTCTTGGTCTGCTTCTGATCCAAATAGTATCTTGTACTTAACCGGATGATATATAATTTCATCAGTTAGTGATTTAATCTTGTTTAGCTGTGCGCCATATTCAATAAACAATTGATCACTACTCGGAGGCAGCGGCTTATTAGATGATTTTTCAGTTAACCACTGTCTGTAATCATTATCATAGTTTCTAGTTAACAAGTACATATCAATAAGGTTACTTGCGCTAGGATCTATTCTAGAATTAGAACTTGCTGCGTGAATATAACGGAATTTTAAGTTATCTCTTCCAAGTCTTGCTTTGTATTCAGCAGTAATAGATAATTTTAATGTTGTTTTATCTAGTACTTCAAATACGTCAGTATCAATATAATAAAATACTTGACCATCATTGTATGTACTAAACGGCTGTACTTCTGTTTTAGAATTTAATATAATAACAGTATCATTATTGTTTGAAAAATAATTAAAATCTTCTACACCGTCTGTAGTAACTAGTCTCTTGAATATAATGTATTTGTTTGTAGGATTTACTTCAGGGGAAACAATTTCTTCAAATAAGTCTGCATCATCAACTACTCCATCTTCGTCATCATCAAAGTAACTAACTTCTAATTTTTTACTATCTACATATCCTTCTACATCTCGATATGCATCAACAATTTCCCAGTTAAAGTCTTGTGTAAACGGAGCAGGATTATCTGCTTGAGGATTAATGTTTAATACTGTTATACTATCTTTAACAATTTTTCCAGTTTTATTGTCATATATTTTGTCACTTGAATCATAATAAAAGCGGATTTCGTTATCACTTTCGAATACAAATCTCATTGAACGATATGTAATTGTATATCTTTCGCCATTTGTTTCAAATAATACTAGCCAACTTGCATCAAGATTTTGATTAGTTACATCGCCTGTTTTACCTGTACTAAACTCTGTACCTAACGACAAGTTATTTTCTGTAACAATTTTCCAAGATGATGTAACTTGGTCAAATCTCAATCCAAATGTTTTGTATGAGAAAATTTGATCAATTATTTGTTGTTTAACACCTGTTTCTAAATTATTAGCAAGGGGAGGTTTGATTTCGAATAGTATAGCACCAGTAGGGATAATATCATTAAGAATAACTGCACCTAGGCCGTCGGCAGTAGGTTCAAACCCTGTGCCGTTAATTCTAACAACTTTAACCCATTTATAATAGCTATCGCCTAATAGCTTTACAGGACCTGATACTAACTCTCCTTTAGCATTAAAATGGTTAGTTGAAGTATCTAAATCTTCTGGGTTAGTTTTTTCTACAAATCCCGGAGCAATAACCTTAATTAATGATCCAACTGTAACTAGACTTAAAATTGATCCTGTAAAACTACCTAGAGTAGACGGAACATCTTCAATATTTTTAAAATAACCTGAGGATAGGTTTGTTTCTTTTGTTGACTGCACCCAATTAACGCCAAGGTCTCTAGTTATAATTCTATTAAATTTATCAAAGTAATAGTTTCTAATTTTCTTATCATTAAGAATAGGAACTATGACATTTTCTACTGCACCTTCAACATCTGTTCTAGTAGTAAAATTAAATCCATCTTTTTTATGTTGGTATTCTTTATAAACAACTCCGTCATTTCCGTATAGAGTTGTTTGACTATATTTGCTAGTAGCATCAACTAAGTCAAAGTAACGGCTAATTCCGCTTGATATTCTGTTAACACTTTTAACTTTTACAATTTGTTGATTAATACCTAATGGCGCAACTTGATAATCCTCGCCAGTAACCATTCTATTCTGTGTATAGTAGGTAGTAGGCGCATTTTGTTTAATAGATGCAGTAGTTTCGCTAACTGCACTATTATCAACTGTATATTTTAAGTTATAAGTTATAGTAAGATTTTCTAACTTATTACGTTTTGATAGATAAGGAACAGTAATTGTTATTCCTCTAAAATCATTAGGCGTAATTATAACACGTTCGTTTAAGCTAGTTCTAAAGTAAGTTTTAAATTGACCTGTTGGTATATTACCAAAAACGCCATCACTGAATACTAAACTTACTCTATCGTCTACTCTAGTTAATACTGAATATACATTTCTTTCATTTTTATCTAAACTATTATAGATAACATTGTTGCCCTGTAAGGAATCAACTTTAGACCATAGTTCTTTTTCATTACCAACACTATCTAAACTATAAAGCCAAACGTCTGAATTATTAATCAACGGAGTTTCAATTGCAACTGCCTGATTAGACGAATAAGTATTGATTGTAAAAATACCTACATCTAAAGTACCTTGTCGGAAGTGACTAAAGAATCCTGTATTTGAACTTGTTGGGCCTTTACCATCATCTCTGTATAATAGAGCAAAGTTGTTACCCGGAAACGGAGCTTCTTCAATAATAGTATCTGTGATGTCAGTTGAAACTATTTCAAAACGCACTGCTCTGCCATCAATAGTTTTGTTAAACTGGAACGTAGGAACGTCAATATTAGTACTATTAAATCTGTATTGTTCAGAATCTACACCTGCAATATTAGCTTTCTTAGATGGACGACCAAACGTTCCGTTTACAGGAAGTGCAGTGTTCATTACTTTAATGAACTGCTCATACCAATCACTATTTGCAGGATCATTCCATGTTATAGTTTGGCCTTTAAGATTAACATTATTACTATCACGCACTTCTTCGCTAGTTCTAATGTTTTGAATTTTAAGCAAGCCGTTTGCTGGTTGATTACGTTTCGGATTATAAGAAAGTAGTCTAGCAAGACGTAACACACTTTCGCGACGCTCTGCTAATTCTAAATAGTTTTCACGAGCATTAAGATCAATACGATAAGAAATATTTTGTCCAAGAAATGCTATAAGATCAATTAATGCAAGATATTCACTTGACTCAACATAGTCATTAAAATCCTCAGGGTAGTTTTCCCTCAGGTATTGGATCATTGTTCGGCGAAGATTATCAAAGTCATAACTTTGAAAGTCTGCATTACGGAAACTTTGGTATACACGCTTCCAATCTTCTGCTAGTAGTAATCTGTTTTGTCTATCTGTAGATGACATCGGCTATTCCTTATCTATAGCAGTATTTATATGAAATTAATAAGTGCGTATATAATTACTGCGTTAAAAATCCAGAGTCCTCATCGAACTTTAACTGCATTTTTTCCACTATAGAATAAGGAAGATACGCAAGTTCGCACTCAATCTGAATACCGCTTTCATAGGAATCTACAGTAATCTGATTTACTTGGACACGAGGATCATAATTAATAATTCTCGAAACATTTTCGACAATTGCGTTTTTAACTGTATCAGTTAGCGGTTCAAATAATATATCCCAAATAATTGTACCAAATTCAGGATCGCTAAGTTTTTCACCTTGACGAATATGAAAGTGATTTATTAAATCTTGTTTAATGAGTGCAATATCGTGTAGTACATGAGAATTAAGTTCTGTATTTACAGTACTAAATCCTCGATACGTAGGACTACGTTCAGTAGTCACTCTGTCAGAATTATTACTACGTTTTACTGAAACTTGTTTGTATAAACTTTTTTCTAATGTACTCATAGCGTATTTACCTTATTATGTTGGACGTCTAAATGTGTCTGCAAGTGTAGGAAACGTGCCATCAGCTGCGGCGGCGTCTTCATTTGGATCTTGTGCTGTTGTTTCATCAGGAATAAATTTTTGCGGATCTAAATTCTCGTGTTCTAACCAAGGCTCGTGTTGCGGAACACGTTTAGGAATACTAGCATCTGCTGCTTCCGAAGCTGCTGTGCTACTATTCATAAAAATTCCTCCTTTAGCAGTTTCTGCATGGGTAGAAGCAAAAATATTACTTTGTCCGCCGCAAGTTAATTTTCCGTCGACACTTGCTTTGATTTCATAGTTTGCTCCGGCAGATGCAAATATGTTTTGTCCGCTAGTTATGTTAACGTTATTTCCTGCTTTAAAGTTTATATCTCTATCAGCAGTAAAATTAATATCAGTTTCAGAATGAACACTTATACTATCTTTAGCATAAATGTCAATCTTACCATTACCTGTCATTTCAATCCAGCTATTGCCGCTTCCATGAGAGATATAAATGAATTCTTCTGTATTATGCATCACAATTTGATGCCCGGTTCTAGTTCTAATTCTAATCAAGTCATTTGACGGTAGTGTTACATCGCCATCTGACTCACCTGCTTCAACACTAGCATAGCTAGGCTTGTCAGCTTCATCTCCGCTTGCAGGCTTCCTACGTAATAAACTCATGTCGCCATCGTCCATTACAATACTAGAACCGCCTAAGCGATTATAGGGTTTTTGAATTTGGGCACCGGGTTTGCCGTACGAATATTTAGGCCCATTCATATCAACCGGACCAGGAGTACTCCAACCATACACTTGACTAGGTGCTTCTCTTCTAGCACTTGAACTATTGTATCCTCTAGCCCAATCTTCTGTAAGTCCTGCTGCATCAAGTCTGTCAATTTCTACATTATTACCCGGCTTTTCGTATTTGGTATAGTCATTTCCTGAAGGATTTGTTTTTTTATTATATTCGCCTGCTGGTTGCGGTAACGAAGTATCTACGTCATTAAACACAGTAGCAGGATTTCCTGGAGTCATAAAATTCATACCAAGGTCGGGTACGCAGCCGATCCAATATGCTTGACTATAATCGCCTTCGGGCATAACAACAATTACTTGAGTACCTGGATCCGGTGGCACTGCCCAAAAACCGTAACTTTTTTGAGTGTATTCGTATCCAGCATTATCAGTTAGACCATCATATGGAGATTGTCCGTAAAATGGACTTGCATACTTACATTGAACATAGCTTTCAATTGCGCCTGATTCAGTTCTCTTAACAATTTCAACTTCAATACCGCCCATAAAAGTTGTATCCAAATGGTTAACTACTTTTCCTAAGTATATACCTGGATTTAAATTATTACTTCGTGCGGTTCTTGTTTCTGTTGCCATTATGATCTACCATCCGTTTGTGTGCCGCTGCCCATTCGTTGTGCATCTGTACCAATACCTAATGCTTTACCAGCAGCAGTGCCTCCGATAGCACTTACTATTGAAGATCCAATTGCTGTTAATGATAGATCTTGATTTGGTAGTCTTGCTAACTCTAATGTTTGTGTAAACTTTCCATTTTTAAAGTGATTATATACATAATTAACTTTATACGTTCCGCTAAACATTGCTATTGGTAAAAATCCACCTAGTGGATATTTTACAAAACCATCTTTACCATCGTAGTCGATAGGTGTTCTAAAATTTAGTACTGTAGTAACCATACCGGCAATAGGATTACACGAACCTTCAACTGTTATACCTGCATTTAAAGGATTAGATATTCCTAGCCAATTACCTAATCCAGCATCAATTAGCCAATAAGGATCACCATTAATTTCTAAATTCACAGTAATCATATCGTGTCTTGAATGGATAAGTGTTTCATTCCATTGTTGTGCAACCGAAGCTGCTGCATCGCGATTGCCTCCGCCACCTGCTACTGCTGGTGATTGTCGTTGAGATACATCCATAGACCTTTGAGACCCTGGATCCCCGTCATTTACTCCCGGAATAGGATTACCAATACCACCAAATGCATCTATGTCAACTGTTGTTGCAGGCTGTTGAGTTTCCGGTGTAGCTGATGAATTTTGGCCACCTAATATTTGGCTTTGAGTACGCTGTGCTCTTGTTGCCTGTGCTCCAGTATAAAATGTTTGGTTAAATTCTAAATCAAATTTAATAATTTCACTATTTTGTCCTGTATAGATATAGTCGTATGATTTTAATGCAGTTGACTGCTGACCAATCAAATTCCAAAAAGATTTTTGTTCAGGTCCTGAAAATACTTGTGCAGGAACTGTCCACGGAACTACGCGATATACATAAATCTTAGGTGACGCTCCTGTAAATAGGCCGCCAAATAAACTAGAACTATTATAGACATGAGTATGTATTTTAAACCATTCGTAGCTTGATGTACGATCAGGTCGTTGGGCAATTGCATTTCTTGCCCAATTGCTAGCTAAAACTACTTCTTCAATTATATCAGTTATTTTTGTTGCATTTTTAAAAGTAAATGTTTCTAAGTCGTCGCCTAGAATAATATTTCCTCTAGTAAATGTTCCCGGGGCATCCTCGTTTTCAACAAATGCTGCATCTGCAAATCCAGGTGCAACACAAGTCTGTGTACCGTATAAATTCATTTCTGAAGAGCCAATTGAATTAATGCTCGAGTTTGCTGATTGTCTTAATTGTTCTGCTAATGGACTTCCTAATACTTCGGCACCTGCTAAGTTTTGCAATCTTTCTTGAAAGTCTGCAGGTATTTCTCCTGCGCCATTGCCTCGAATACTTTCCCATAACTGTTGGTGTTGAGATGATGATGATCCGCTAACAGTAGCAGATGCAGCAGCAGCTCCGCCAATAGATCCTAGTATCGTTTCATTTGGAAAAGAAATAATATAAAAGTCTTCAGACGCTTTTTGTTTTGCATTAACTTGTTGTGTCTGTAAATTATTAATCTTTGTAGTTAGACTTTCTGCACCTGATTGCAACAATTCAGCAACTGTACGACCTTTAAGTTGAACATCGGTTGTAACTGCATCAACAGTATCAGTTAAAGCACCTTCATTATAAGGAACTGCTTTAACATCATATGTTGCTCCTGCGCCAGAAACATTCATATCACTTTGAATAAGTTTAATAGGAATGTGTCTTTTACTAAAAAATGGTTCTTTGATATTTCCGTCTTCGTCGTACCCTATAAAAGATACACTAAGTAGAAATGGTGCTTGTAAATAGTTTGGATGACCGGCTACGGTAGCTGCTGTTCTAAGTGCATGGAAAAATTGTCCCATGCTATATGGTTCTATCACTTTAAAATCAATAACAGTAGCATTACTTAAACGTGTACCAGGATTTGGTGCTAAGTGGTTTTGAATTTCAACATCTTCAATGAAAAATTCTGTCATTCCATCTGTTTCATAAATTGTAGGAACTTTATTTCCGCCGGTTCCTCCACTTTTAATAATTTTAAGCACTGGTCCAACAGTTCTATAACTTAGAGGAAAATTTAACTCTAGATTAGTTAATGCACCTAATGTAAAAATGTAATTGTAACTTGCAAATTGATTTAATTCATTTCTGTATGGCGGAAATCCTCGCCCTAATAGAGAAAGAGCGCCTCCGAGACTTGGATTAGTAACTAAATCGTATACTTGTTTTCCTTTTTGGGCAACATCTAAAACCGGAGCTATTGCCTGACCTACTACGCCTGTAACAATGCCGCCTACTGCTCCGCCTACTTCTCCTACAACTACATTTTTAGTATTAGCTAGCGCCGAACCTGCTACGTTGCCGGCTGCCTTAACTGAGTTTTGAACTGTTGTAGTAACAGTCTGTCCAGTTGGTGTAGTTACTGGTTGAAATAATTGATTTATTTGATTTGCCATGTTACACTCCTAACAAGGATGCTAAACTTGGTCCTTTTGGTAAAAATATCTTAACTCCTGGTACTAAGTCATTAACTGGATCTTTTATTATATCCATGTTTCGTTGTGCAAATACCCACCATAAATGATGAGACCCATATAAGTCATATGCTAGAAGATCAGGTCTAAATGCATACTGAGGTTGTACAGTGTATAAAATGTCATCGTCTTCTGCAGGTACTGGTCTAATAGACAATATATCTAAGTATTGATTTTGTACGGTGCCTGTAACTGCCCAAGGACTAGTCGATGGATAAATTGCTGCCATTAGATGAATCCTTTTTTATCAACTACATATGCACCATTAACAAATGCATCTAAGCTAAAATCTGTTACAGTCTTTCTGCTGTATGTAGGCTGTACTACTACTGATATAGAACTACGAGTTGGTACCCATGTTCCGTTTTCGCCTATACCTACTTGTATATAGTCAACATCGTTAGGAAGTTCTACTGTAAACATTTGTACAACTACAGGAACTTCTTTAAAAACATAGTCACCGTAACCATTAAGTTTTACAACTGGAGGTGGTGAACCTTGATTTGAGCTGGCACCGTAAGCCATTTTAGTAATACTTCTTAAGTAATGTGTTGCTGCAACCCAATACCTGCCCTCCATTTCATTTTCGACAAAAAAGTCTCCAATGATTGTCATTGCATTCACTTGACTGTTTTGATATGCAGGAAAGGCATAATTACTATGAGTAGGATGTAGAGAATTATAGTTAGCACTATGTTCCATAATAATTTGAGGAGTGTACGGAAACATAAATCCATCAGTTTCAAGCAACGGTTGTAGCAGTGGACTTGTTTTGTAAGTATTTGGCACAGATAG